ACCATGTATTCTAAATAATCTTCCTTTTACTGTTGATCCTTCCTGTTTAAATAAAAAATAGTTTTTTTTAATTGGTTGTAAATCGGCCATGCCTTTATAACCAATATCGAATCCATTTGTATAAGATTTACCTAAATACTTTACAGAACACCACCTAAGCCTAACTAAATGAGTAATCAAATCAGTCTCATTTACTCCACGAATTGCAGCAATCATACTGCTATATCCTGATTGTGATATAGGTATTAGCTCACCCCATACAGATATTAAAGTTATGTACTCTCTATCAAGTCCACCCTCTCTATCATCACTAACATCAAGAGAAGCCATTTTAATTTGAAAACGGTGCTTTAGTTTATCTGCTAAACGCATATAGATTAACTCTAAATGGTGAAAGTTTCCTCATAATTCTATCAGAAGGTGAATCAGATACAACTCTATTCTCATAAGCATCAATCACCCACTCTTTAATACCATTTCTTATAGGCGATGGAATATCGCTTACTTCATCTCCATAACCAGCATTATATACAATTTTATACCCACCTCTTTCTCTATTGCTTGTATTATTTGGAATAGAAGCGTCGGCTTTTATTATTAGTTCTCCTGGAACAGCTGTAATCATAGTATAATAATTACTACTATCATATATAGTTTCTACATCATCTTCATCTAACAAAGAAACAGAAACAACAGAAAGTAAAGGAGGCCTGGGAAGCTGTACAATATTTCCAGGCCAATAATCCATATACATAGTGATTGTCTGTTCAATAAGAGAACGTCTTAAATACAGCTCCATATTTTCTCGAACAGAAATAATTAAAGAAGTAAGAAGATCATCTTCTTCAGTACCATCTATCCTCCCGAATAGCTTGACTTCTTCCAGAGTCACTGGTTCAATAGCTGGTGCAGTTGTTGTGCTCCATACTCTATTTGCTTTTTTGCTAAGGGGAGTATTAGAAATCATTATTTATCTTCCTCTTCTTCTTTATTAGCTATTTTCTTATTGTATGTAATTGGGGATCTTTTTTTATTTATAATTAAATCCTCATCTACCTCTTCTTTAGATAATTGTTTTTTTGGTTTCACTTCCTCAGCTACATTCATTTGATTGATAAAAATATCGGCTAATCTTTCTGATACTTCATACTGTTTATCTGCTTCATACATTTGAACATGCACGCCATCAGAAGAGCCGGGCTTCGATTTTTTCATTTTAATTAACATTATGCCATCCTTTCAGTTACTTGTCCTGATGCTGAAAGGATAGACCAAACCCCATCAGCTTCGCCAAATAGCAAAACCTTAGCAAAACTTGCAGCAGATTGTCTTAAACTAATTGATGAGCAATCAGATCCAGTTGATCCTATTACTCTTGCACCAGCAATACCCCCAGCATTTCCAGAACAATAAATAATTAAACTTGCAGTACTGCCTCCTGCCGCTGGAGTCCATCTAATCATCAAAAACTTTCCTGACTCAGCGGATGGCAATCGAGCTGAACCATCAGTCATAGTACCAGTACAAGATAAATTGATTACATGGTACTCAGATGGTAGTACAGTAGGAGTACTTCCCCCAATTGTTGAAAGAGTAGTACTTGCTGTACTAAGATTAGTAATTGTTAATGCCCCACCAGCATTCTTAGCTATACCTTTCATTTGCTGAGCATTAAAATCAATTCCTAAAAACCCAAATTCCGATGTTTCATCCTCAAGATTTATTTTCCCACCAGCTGCAATTACCATCTCCTCTGCTTGATTAGGATGTTGCTTTCTATATATCTTCGGCATGTATGTATCATCAGCCATGTATATAATCTCCTTTCTGTTAGATTATAGAGAGTAGAATTAACTACTCTCTATAATTAAATTATTTTAGTGAGGAATTGGATCTTGTACAGGCCAGATTTCCGGTTTTCCAAGCATAGCAACAGCAGCAAATGAAATAGTTGATGGAGCACCAACCTCACTAATTGCTATACGGACATAACGCCTTTGACCAATATATCCAACAGTGTAAACATTACTTACATTAGCAGAGGTAATGCTTTGCCAAATACCTGAATTGAGTGTTGAATATGCTCCCCCCATTCCTACTACACTATGCAACATTTGACTTGGGTAGCATTCTGACCATGTATCCACACCAAGAGCGGATGCTGTCCCATGTTCCAATTTTAATTGAAATCTGGCAGCAGCTGCGAAAGAACCACCACCAGTATAATCGCCAACATTAACAATAAATGTTAATGTGCCATAACCACGACGATCAATAGTTATCCCATTAGTTGCTGCACCAGCAGCAACATCTTGCGGTTCTAATGCCTGCAAGAATTTAAATTCACTATATCCATCAAATAACATATCTTATGTTCTCCTATCTTTCTATTTTAATTATGCGCTGATTACACCAATCTTGCCAGCTTCAAAATTAAGAACATCACCACCAACTCTTTTTCTAAAATAGAATTCGATAAACGGTTTAGCCGTGTACGGATCGCGCTGTACAGTAACACCAAGTCTATCAAGAATCATATAAAATTCTTTCCATGCAGCTAACACAACGGCCAATGCACCAGCAGCAACCGTAGGCATAGAAGGAGACATACGGACAGGAATATCCAAAATAGATGATGTTGGATCATTAGCAATCATAGAAGGTTTCCATATGTATGTACCATCACCGTATTTCATCTTCATAGCATCAGCAACAGTGCTTCTATTCATGACCCATGCCAAAGAAGGCAAATTTAAATAATTTTCAAGTAAGGCATATTTAACATTAACAAAACCATCAGCAGTTAATGTAGCAGCTGCTCCCATATTAACCTGTTGTATCTGACCATAATTTGTACCATTAGCATAGGTAAGAATTCCTCGTGGCTTAGTAATACCATCGCCAGTAAAGAAAGAAGCACCCTCAACACGACCCATTTTCTCACCGGCTTTGTCAGATAACCATGTTTCAGGATTGATAGCAGCATCTTCTATCAACTGTTGTGTGATACGTGCTCTATAGTACATATTATGTACAGTAATTCTCCTCTTATCCCATTTTGGAGTGTTAAGCTCTGATCCTTGAACTGTTTCACTTTCCCATCCGGCAGCAGCCTCATCCCAATCAACCATCCATTCCATAGCTGTAGTGGTGATTCCCTGTACCGATGCTAACGAACGCATGATGTCATTTTCCCATACACGCTGAATAAGATTAGTATTCATTGCAACAGGGATAAGTACACCACCATCAGGATCAGAAGCGGAAAGCATGGCTTTCTGTTCACCAGGAGTTAAGAACCCATTCTGAGGATTCCAGTTTTTACCATCCAAGCCACGAGCACGACAGTACTTTAAAAAAGCAGAATCATAATTGCTTAAAAAATCATTATCATTATTAGCCTTCATGAATTCTTCAATCTGACCAACCGTGACTGACTTCTCGCCACCAGAACTTAAAGACAATATATTAACTGCAAACTTTTCTGCTTGTTCTTTTGTATACACCTGGATTGTCTGATTTTTGGAATCAGTTGATCCAACACGTTTTAAAGCCACTTCAATCTTGTCTAAGCGTTGAATGGCTTCCTCTGATTGTTCCTTGAATTTCTTATCCAAGGCTTCCTGCCGTGTGGATACATCCGCAGCCAACTTGTCAATAAAGTTTTTATCATATGAATCACCTTGACTACGATCCACAATCTCTTTTAATTTCACGTAGTTTTTATTTAACTCTGTGACATTGTCTTTGACAGTTGTGCCGAGCTTTTCAATTTCTTTTTGGATATCAGCCACAACATCTAATGTTTCTTTTGTGTCAGGCATAATTTAGCCTCTCCTTTTAATTGTGTTATTTATCCCTTGTTCCAGCATCGCACTGTACAGCAGGAATTTCGATTGCTCTTAGAGAATTAAGTACACCACCTAATGCTAATTCATCATTAACATTTTTTAGCTTACCTAACATAACTCTAAGATCCTGATCATAATAAGTCTTTTCATTCATCAACGAATGTTTACAAAGACTCGTTATATATTTTGCAACACTACGAGATAGGCCAGCATCGCGCAGGGCTTTCTCCATTTGTGTTGGTGTTTTAGCATTCTCAATAACTGATTTAACATCTGTAATAACCGCTCTATCATTAGCCGGAAATGTAACAGGCGATATTTCCCATAAATCAATAAGCTTTAAAATTCTTATATCCTTTTCATTATCCCATTCTATAGCATCATCAATGCTTACAGGCCGACCACTTGCATCTTCTCTTAATGGCTCCCATCCAATCGATAAGGCGTTTATTGCTCCTATTTTCATTAGTATATATGTATCATTTCCATCTGTGGTTTTTATAGCAATCTGACCTTTTACTTTTAAGCCAGTTTTATTTTGACTCATCTCTGGATATATCCCAATTGGTGAATCCCACATATGCTGCTTAAGCATCTTAATACCAAGCTTAAACTTTCCACCTTTAGATATTGTATCCGTAAAAGCACCATCTACTATTACATCTCTATAAGAATCTGGTTTTCCTCCGAATGCTGATCCATACCCTTTAAAATATCCGAATTCCCCATCATCTCCAATATCACCATCTTTAACAAAGCAAAAGTTCTTTGGATCTTCCTTATAATCATATTCTTTAAAATCAAAAGGCATTTTATCATTCCCCCTTATCATCTCTATATATCATAGTACATCTACATCGTATAACATTCTCTGGCGATCCATCTGGATCTCCTGGAAATTGTAAATTCTCTCCCATAACAATAAATGGCTCATCTATTTCTACTCTCTGCCCATTAGCTAATCTATGATCATGTCTTGTTCTTTCATCCTTAGCAGAGAGCCATTCTTTAAATTTCATTTTTACTTCCCTGGCCATTTCTAAAGAACCTTTATTAGCTGTAGTATGCGTTTCAGTCCATGCTATATTCTTTGCTCTCTTAATCGAATGTATTTTACCAAGCAATGTTAAACGAGATGCAATCTCTCTATATGATAAACCCTCTTCTATTCCTATTCTGATAATTCTTCTTATTCTATTTCGAGTAGTATTATTTATACCTACCACTTTTCTGGATACTGTTTCATTTATCCATCTTAAAACATGATTCCAAAATATTGTTCGACTTGAAACATCTTTTTGTTTCTCACTCTCTCTAAGTATCATCGTGCCAAATGTTATAGCTATTCTTTTATAAAGATTTATTAAAATATTTCTAAGTAAATTCTCCTCCTGATTTACTAAAGAAGCATAATCATAATCACCAGTCTTTAATTTAGCTGCTACTCTCTGGTACTGTCTTAATATATAAGCACGTGCTCTTCGATATAAAATTATTTCATATCGCTTCAACATTTTATCAAAAAGATTCCATGCTCTTCTCTTAGCTCTTGCATTATTTATATTTATCATTCTATATCATCTCCATCTAATGGATCATCGCCTAATGGATCATCATCTAATGGATCATCTGGTAACTCTGGAGGAGCTAAAAAGTTTTCATCTAATGGCACTTGTGAAGATGCAATAACAATAGCACTCCCTGGTTTTTTAGGATCTGGATTTTCATATATTTTATATCCTACTAATTCTCTCTTTTCATCTATTGTCAAAAATGTTGATTCATTAGCTCTTTTCCAAATCGCATCTCTTCTAATTTGCAAAGCTGGAACATTATCAAGATTATAATCATACTTCATAATGTTAGGTTGACCATACATCCATCCAAATATCCAGTTATTAAATTCACCTCTAAAATAATTAAGCAGTGGAATAACTGTATCTTCCCACATAGCAGCACGAGCCTCTTGATAATTGCTATATGTATTATCACCAGGAATCCCTAATAACATAGAAGGAACACCAAAAGCCATTGCAATTCTTCTTGCTGTTTCTCTATTTGATTCTAACCAATCCATCTCTGCGGGTGACCAGTTATAAGGTTTTGCATCGACTATTCCTTCATCACTTTCAATAGTTAATATTCTTCCAGCATCACCAGGACCAGATACATCATTGAATTGTTTTTCTAAACTATCAAATTGTTCCTCTGTTAAAGATCCCTTAAACAACAAAAGCATTCCCGGCCTATTCTGATTTTGAATGAGCCGCATATTCCATTCAGTAGCAAGATTATTTATATCTATATCTCTTGCAGCTGGTTCTACTGCCCCCATTCCAAAATGCTTATTGGTAGGATTAAACATTTTAAGGTGTAATATATCACATTCACCTGTTAGCTGATCTACTTCCCAATCTGCTTTCTGATTACCATCTCTATATTGATAAATTTGTATTCTACTAGTTCTATCACTTGTTTTAAAACTCATCTTATCTGGTTGATGATTATGTAATTCAAGAGGGATCATATTATTCTTACCCATATCAGGCCTAATTCTTTCAACATAAGAATTACCAGCTAATAACAAATAAGCACAAGCTTGATATAAAATATAATTATAAGATTCCCACGGATTAGCTCTTAATAATATTTTATTATATTCAGTATTAAATATTTCTGTATTATCGCCTTTTTGATTTTGTTTAAATAATCCCCACTCCACAGATGAAAAAGCATCAGCTACTAATTTGATAGCTCGATAACCTATAACATTTTTCATATAGGTCTCTTCACAATCATTTTTATAATTGCGTTCAGGCCAAAGCACCTGACTTAAGCCCTTAGCTATCATAGCTATTCTTGATTCTTTTTTCCTTGGGGTGATTTTATTTTTTCTTTTAAACAGATCAAAAAATCCCATATTATACCTTATTTCATAACATTTAGATATACTTGAGCATCACCAGTTACAGCGGCTAATTCTATACCATCGACGTGCTTCATTATTGCCCAACCATCTGTATAATTAGCAGCATCGGCAATAGCATGGTATATTACAGAATTATTGCCATCTACAAGTAAAACAGAATTACCGGCAGCACCGGCACTAAAAACAACGCGAATAGTATGCAAAAAGAAATTACCGATTAAAGAATCCCCACTTGCTGTTACACAAAAATTATTTATTCCACTACCTGTTACAGCCATTTAATAAATCTCCTCTTATATTATGCTGCAAATAATTTAATAGCATTTTTTAAACGCCTTTTATGACTTGAGCCACCAAGCGAAAATCGCAAATCACCAACATAGTGCTTAGCGATGCCATAATAATTATCTGGCGCTGTTACTGCATTATACTCTTGTATATGAGTACCCATATATGGCCCAAACATAGCAAGTCGAATTGGATTCTTTGCAGTAAAATCAGCGGTTATTGTTTCAGCAACTAATGTATCATTTATATATGCCCTAATTATTGAATTAGCATCATTATATTCTGTATAAGTCTCAATCGAAAACCATTCACTACGAGGCACAACCCCGGCATCCATAGCTACTTCTGTCCGTCCACCCGCTGCATTATACCAATGTAATTTATCATACAACAAATCTGTACCAGAACGCAATGCTAAAAGCCTAAATACATAGCCAGCGGCCGTACTTCCGGGAGTAGCTAAACAGCGTAATGTTGTAAGATTAAAATTAGCATCTGGAGCAGAGCCAGTCTCAGCAATAACACAACCCGAAGGAATATACATTTCACAATATGTATATAAAGTTGTTTTATCAGGAACAGCCATAACCCAGTTCCCAATACAAGCCCATCCATTAAATGTAAATCTAAGGGAAGTTCTTCCACCAATCGTATTCTGATCAATATAACTTGACATCGGATTCCCAAAGCCATCTAAATTACCATTCTCAAGCAATGGGCACCCAGCACCAAAATCACTCCCACTACCATATTGCTCATAAGTAGCAGGAGGAGTACCATACCCTGCATATAAAGCAAGGATTTCTGCTTCAGACAATAACCCAGAATAAATTCCAATATCTTTTAATTCCAAAGTTCCGGGGTGAGTTAATGTGGCATCATAATCAAACAAATACATAGCAGCAGTAGGCATCACTAATTGACGTGGAGTTGTTCTTATAAATACACCATTTAACCATACATCTGTTCCTGCTCCATTACGGACTAATGCCAAAAAGTTCCATTTACCTCTATCATACTCCGCTGCTGTTACGATGTTATAACTATTAGAAGCATCAAACTGAATACTACCATCGTATCTTTTAAAAATATAACGCCCACCTACAAACCTAATTGCACAGCCGCCGGTAAATCCTGAAACATTTGGTTGATCTGGTCCAGCTCTAAAACAAAAAGCCAATGAACAGTCGGCACCAGGAGAAACAATATTTGTTTCTAATGCATTAGCTGTCACATAAGGCATACTACCAACCAACCCAGAAAAATTAAGCGGAAGGAAACCAGTATTTTTTAACCCTATTACGTCTCCAGTTGCCCCATGCAAAGAACATCCGGCCATAGGCGTAAAATTAGCTCCACTTATAGTATCAGTACCGGGTGCGGCTGGAGCATTTGGCCAAAAGTTTAATAGCGTAGCCATCTATGCTCCTCTGCTATTTTATAATGATTAAGGCTATTACTATTCCACATAATACTACTATTACTGTCGATTCTATCCAAATTATCTTTACTTGTAGGTCTAAGCTGTTCAATGAGTTCTGTAATTCTGATTGCATCTCTATCAATTCTTGATTCAATAGTTCCAATTTTTTCTGATAATTCTCTAACTCTTCTTTCAGCTTCGATAATTCTAAAGTCTTTTGCTTCTCCAATTCTCTTAAGTTCCGCAATTCCTGATTCAAGTAATTGTATACTTCTGGTACTTGAGTTTGCAAGTTCTTGTATTCGCTGAATAGTTTCAATATGCTCTGTATTTTCTTCTGACAGCTCTTTATTGATAGCTTGTATGCTTGATAGTTCTGATTCAAGCTCTTTAATTCTTGTAATAGCTGTTCCTTTCCCTTTTTCGAATCCTGCCCAAATACCAATACAGAAGAAAACAGCAACAGTAATACAAAAAATAATAAATGGAACTTGTATTTTCTCATTCATTTAACAACTCCATCTTTATAATTAGTTTTCTCATAGGCGCGAGCAAATAAAGTTGCTGCTACTGCAATCCACCATGCATTCTGATCTATTTTCCCTAAACAAAGCAGTACAGTAGGAAGAACAATGCCAACTAACGATTTGAAAGCTAAAGTTTTTAATAATAACTGATATAGCCTATCTTTCATAACCAACACCCTTCTATTACAATTTACCTAATATTTTTATTTGCTCTTCATATTTTAACTGCACAGAAAAAGCATGATTATATACATCAATAATCATACCTATAATCTCTGGTATAAGTTGCCTCGTCCATTCGAAGTTTTCTTCATTAGTTATTCCAAGATTTATCCATTTATCTGATATTATACTGCTTACCTTATTTATATACTCAACGGCCGTATTTTTAGCAAATGCCTCGAACTCACTTTTATTCTTACTGTTAAAACGTAGATTTTTGATCATAAAGCCAAAACGTTCTAACGAGTCGAGTTTCATTTTCGTTAATGCATTTTCTACAATAGCTGAATAATAAATATATTGATCGCAAGATAAATAATTATCCTTAATGTCGTGTTTCTCTAACAACTTAACGTGATGATTCATTATTATATTTATCATCTGATTTACTTTATCATCAAGATATGTTCGTTGTTCATCTGGTACTATCACATACCTAACAATAACTGCTTCAAACATCTCTCTATCACTCTTACCAGCCACAATTTCAAAATCACCAATTTTAAAATTAAAATTAGTAAATCCAGCAAATACCAGTACTAATGTGAATAAACTAATTATAATAGCTATTATTGGTAATGCTTTAATTAACTTATCTTTCATCTTTTCCCTCTCTTACTTGATAATCCACCAATTGATCTAACTCTTAATCCACCCACTAATCCACCCATAACTTCTTTATATGCTCCACTACTCGAATCTATTTGATCAGCAAAAGCGCCATCTGGAAAATCCTCAGCCTCGTCTATATAATCTGCATTCCATCTTCCTTTTAATAACAATACATAACCATCACCAACCTTGTTAGCATATGGCATAGCCCTTACTACTTTTGATCCACTCGGTCTAGGACTCTTGAAAGGAATATCAGGAAAAACATTTCTTCTAAGGTCTGAAACTTGCCAATCCCCCGCTTGTCCTGGATCGTGTTCTACTACTGTTACAATATCAGGATAAAGAGTTCTATCTATATCAGCAGTTTGTCTTAATATCTTTCTGAGTGTATTTGGATCTTTTCTAACTCTAATTACATCGTCTACCATAACCCTAATACCATCTTTATGCCGTACCATTCTAACACCAGCTGTATAACATGGCTCTTTAGTTACTTTACTTTTCTCATCAGTACTTGCCAAATCCCAATAGCGAACAGCTGTCATTATTTCATCTTTATGCCATCTCTCATCGCACAATACCCACCACTCACGCAAGAATGTATTAGATGTTTTCTTTACATTCCAATCCCCATTCATTAGTTGTTCTCTGGTAGTTGGATCTAAATTAGATAATGAGTCTCGATACTCATCTGCCTCCAAATAGGGATTATCGGAAAGACCGGCCGGAATAAAAGCAACTCCTCTTTTCCTTGTCTTTGGATCAACATATTTATTTTTTATTTCATTATGGGAGATCCCTCCCGGGTTACTGGCTAATCTAAAACGCAAAGGAACATTATGGCCTTTTAATCTTCTGAGACGAGAGAATAAATAAATAATCTGATTCCATCTTAAGTCTGTTGCTTCATCGAGGCCAATAAATTGAAACTCTGCTGATTTATAACGCAAATGATCTTTATCTTTATCTAAATAGCCGAATGTAATTGAAGCAGGCTTACCAGGAATTGTTTTACCATTTTTTAATTTTATTACTGTAGGGAATAACCATGACTTTGATATACCATCCCATTTTGCATCTGTTCCACCTAACCATGTATCAGCTCTTTCCATTAAGGCACCTGGCATAACTAAATTCTGATATGTATCTCTAATGAGTAATGCGGCATATCCGGGAACATCTACATATTGCAAGGCAGCCATAAGTAAAGCATCTGAATTATGTGTTACAATAAAAT